ACTGTATATCCAAGCACAATAACATCTAATGTTGCTGCTCAGTATATAAGACTTCCTAAGGATCCTAAGTGGACCTATACTACAATTGTTGGAGGTTCTCCATTATTCGATCAGTCTTCTTTAGATTATCAAGACTTTGAATTACCAGAATCAGACGAACCATTATTGGTTGCTAAGATACTACAGTACGCAGGTATATCTATTAGAGAGGTTGAATTATATAACTTTGGAACATCTGAAGAAACTGCTAATAAACAAATAGAAGGATAATATGGCATACTTAAACGGTTATCAGTACTATGAAAACGCAGGTAATTTACCTGAAGATGAGAATTGGGGATCATACCAATATATATCGTTATCAGACTTAGTTAATAATTTTATGTTAATGTATGTTGGTAATGATAAGTTAATTAATAACGTTACAAAATATAATGTTTTATTTCATGCCAAGAGAGGAATTCAAGAAATAAATTATGATGCTTTAAAAGAAATAAAAATTCTTGAAATAAGTATCTGTGATGATTTAAAATTTGTTCTTCCAAATAATTATGTTAATTATGTTAGAATTTCATTATATAAAGACGGAATACTTAGACCGCTTTCTGAAAATATACAAGCAAACTATAGTAATAGTTATTTACAGGATAATAACTGTCGTGTATTATTTGATGAAGATGGTAATGTATTAGAGGGAACATCTATATTAGACTATGATAGAATAAACGATAGTTTAAAGACAATATATCTTGGAGAAGGTAAATTCTCTGGTAGAGAGGGATACAATATAGATGGAAGATGGTTCTTTGATTATAATGTTGGATCTAGATTTGGATTAAATACTGAAACAGCAAACACAAATCCTACATATAGAATAGATAAGCAGTCTGGAGTAATTAATTTTAGCTCTGGAATGGCTGGTCAACTATGTATATTAGAATATATTTCTGATGGAATGGAAGGTGGAGACGATTCTGAAGTTAATGTAAATAAGCTTGCAGAAGAGTTTATGTATTCATATATCAGATATGCAATATTAAACAATAAACATGGTGTACAGGAATACATCGTACAACGAGCTAAAAAGGACAAAACAGCCCTTTTAAGAAACGCAAAAATAAGATTGAGTAATATGCATCCTGGAAGATTATTAATGAATCTGAGAGGTAAAGATAAGTGGATAAAATAATATGGCAGAAATAAACTTTGTAGCTGGTAAAATGAACAAAGATTTTGACGAGAGATTAATTCCTTCTGGTCAATATATCGATGCATTAAATATCAGGATTGGATCTACTGAACTTGATAGCGTTGGAGCTATTGAGAATACAAAGGGTAATACTAGGCTAACAGATATAAAATTTAACGGAAGTCCTTTAATTAATCCAACATGTATTGGAGCTTTTGAGGATGGATCTAATGAAACTATATATTGGTTTATATGTTCTGATAATGTTGATATGATATTATCTTATAACACAGATAAATTAATTGTAAAGTATCATGTTATATCTACAACAGTTCTAAATTTCGATAGAAAATTTCTTATAAACGGAATAAATAAGATTGATGATTTATTATTTTGGACAGATAATTTAAATCCTCCAAGAAAGATAAATATAAATAGAAACTATCCTAATCCAATTGGTATAGTAGATGTTATAAAGGAAGAAGATATATCAGTTATTGTAGCTCCTCCAGTTGAATCACCATCTGTTTTATTATTACAACAACCTGGAGATGAGAACTATATAACTGAAAGATTTATTTCTTTTGCGTATAGATATAAGTACAAAGATAATGAGTATAGTGCTCTTTCTCAGTTTACTACTGTGGCATTTGAGCCTGGTCCTTTTGAATTAGATTATTCTACATATACTAATAAAGCAATGCAGAATATTTTTAACTCTGCAAATGTATCTTTTAACGTTGGAGATTATAATGTTATTGGACTTGATTTATGTTTTAAACTATCAGATTCAAACATTATAAATGTAATTGAGAAGTATGATAAAGCAGAACAGGGATGGTCTGATAATACAACTCAGAGTGTTTTATTTGATAACAGAAAGATATATACTGTACTTACAGAAAGTGAGTTATTAAGACTATACGATAATGTGCCTAGAATTGCTAAGTCACAGACAGTTATGGGTAATAGATTGATATATGGTAACTATGTTGATGGTTATGATGTTGATACAACACTAGATTATACATTAGATGTGGTAAGTGAAAATATAAACTTTTCATTAGTTCCATTTGATTTAATAGATGGTGTAAATTACACTATTGATCCAGGGACTACCGTAACATCAAATAATTCTGCTGTAACATTAGATTTAACAGGATTTGAGTTGATTGAAGGATCTGTGCTTACTATGTCATTTAATCTTATACATAAATCATTTTCTGGATATCCTACATATAATAATCCACCAACTTCACCAGCTCCGTTAAATGAGTTTGTACAAGACTATGTCTTTACATTAAGAAGAAACTATTTAAGTGTTTATGATTTAGCTACTAGTGATGAATTTTTAAATTCAATATCTAATCATGTTCCATATTTATCATGTGGTACAGGTACGTCTTTAACAGATTTATTTAATTGTTCTATGGTAGCAAAGGGAGTATATCCTCCATTTACTACTCCTTGGGAAGATTTTGATAGTGGTATAACAGCAACAAATCAAGGTTTTATTATAACTACAACTCCAGGAAGCAATATACTTCAAATTCAGGCTCCAGCAGTTAAATTCAGAAATGAAGATCCAGCAAATCCTGGCACATTTTTTTATGCTTATGAATACTTTGGTAATTCAGTATTTAGTTCAACATTTTATAAGATAGGCGCTAGAGAGAGTTTACATAGTAATAGAGGTTATGAGGTAGCTATTGTTTATATGGACGATAACTTAAGAAGCTCTACAGCTTTAGTTAATACTGCAAATACTGTATTTATACCAGCATCTGGATCAGAAACTAAGAATTATATAGTTGCTACAGTTAAAAATGAAGCTCCAAGTTGGGCTACAAGATATAAATTTGTTGTAAAACCTTCTAAAACAAATTATCAAATTATATATTCTAATCAATATTTTACTAGCGATACTGGTTTAACATGGTTTAAGTTAGATGGAGATAATAGAAGTAAGGTTCAGGAGAATGCAACACTTGTAGTTAAGAGAGATAGTAATGGTGTAGTAGATACGCTAGTTAAGACAAAGGTATTAGAACTAGCTGCTCAACCTATTGATTTTATTGATGGAAATACAAATGAATCAGGAGGAGAAATATCTGAACCAGCTGGTTTTTATATGGGTTTAAAACCATCTAATTTTTCAGCTCAGTATAAAGAAAATTCTTTTATTGATTACGGACCTAAAGAAACTGGGTTAACTACAATATACCCTTGCCATATAGATAATCCAGAATATGTTGTTGGTTCTCTTACTGAAACAGCATATATTCCATATGATATTCCAGCTGGAAGTTCTGTTACATTTTATATTGTATTAAAAAGATCAGAGTCTAGTTATGATGCTGCATCTTGTGGATCTAGCGAGTATACATTTGCAAAAACATTTATATCTTCTCAAGATTATGGATCTTTATATGAATTTGTAGAAGGAGATAATATAGATTTTGGAAGTGGTTCATATTACGGAGGAGAAACGCCTAATTTAAATGAACAAACGCATACATTAGAAGATTGGTTTTCTTGCCCTTCAAGTCCTACATGTCATTTACCTTTTATACAAAATGTTAATCAATATCAGTTTCAATATGATTCAGTTAGCGGTCAGTTATGGTTAGTAGTTACTACTGGTACACCTGATTGTGGAGGTATAGGCCCTAGATATTCAAGAACAAATATACAGATAGTTGTTCAAAGAGCTACATCATTAATGGTTTTTGAAACTGAAGCAGAAGATTCTGATGGAGAAATATTTTATGAAGGAAGCGATAGTTTTCCTATAGTTAATAGACTTCATATGAGTGGCACTTTAGATGGTGATCAATCACAGACATCTTCATTGCCAGCAATAGTTACTTTAAATTTCTTTAACTGCTATACATTTGGTAATGGAGTTGAGAGTTATAAGATAAATGATTCTATAGTTGGAGCTCCGTTTTATTTAGGAAGCAGAGTTACAGCTGTATCTCAGGAAGATTTTAAGCAGGCTAATAGATATGCAGGTCTTACCTATAGTGGTGTTTATAACTCAGAAACTAATATTAATAAATTAAATGAGTTTAATCTTGCTCTTGCTAACTGGAAGGATTGTGAAAAATCATTTGGTCCTATCAATAAATTATATGCAAGAAAGACAGATATTTTAACTCTTCAGGAGGATAAGATATCTTATGTATTAGCTGGTAAAAACTTACTTTCTGATGCTGCTGCTGGAGGAGCTATTACATCTATACCAGAAGTACTTGGTACTCAGCTAGCTAGAATAGAAGATTATGGTATTAGTAATAATCCAGAAAGCTTTGCGGTTAGAGGAGGAGAGGTATTCTTTACAGATGTTAAACGTACCGCTGTTCTAAATCTAAAAGGAGGATCAGCACAATCAGACCAATTAGAAGTAATATCTAATTCAGGATTAAAGAACTGGTTTAGACAGCAGTTTAAAAATTCATTAGGAACTCAAAAACTAGGAGGATTTGATCCTTATATGAGTGAGTATGTATTGTCTATGAACGATGAAAAACTTCCTTATGTTATAGATAATTATGCTTGTGGTGTTACTATAGCTCAACAACTATTTGTTGGAAGATATGAGTTTGTATTAGAAATAGGAAATACTGTTGGAGAGGTAAGCTTTGATTATGATGTTTCTGCAGGATCTGCAAATATAAGTGTTTTATATGATTCTGTATACGTTATAAATCAATTAATTGACGATACAGGAACTATATCTTTTACAAAAAATAATATAATTCCAACTACAGCAATAGTTGTTATAGAGTCAGAAGAAGAATGTTCATATACATTAACTCCAAACTGTCCTGTATCTCTAGAAATAACTGTAGTTAGAGTAGTTACTAATTCTCCAATATCTGTAGATGAAACTATACATAATAGTTATAAATGGAAATTAGGATCGTTTACTAGCGCATATAACACAGACTACGTTTTATTAGAAGCTGATAGAGTATCTTTATTTGATGCAGATACAAACATGTCTTCAGTAGGTGTTATTCCAGCTATAGGAAGTATAATAACTTTCGAGTCTAATAAATTAACAGGTGATACATTTGTTTTTGAGGATAATTCGTTTAAGTATTTAGTTTCAGATACATTATATACAGAGGGTGATATTAATACATTATTAACTGCATCAACTACAGCTACTCCTGTATTAAATCCATCAACAGGAAGTTACTCGACATCATTTGTTTATGATAATCCAGATAGTAAACAATATTTATATTTAATATGGGATTACATTAAGTCATATGAAGTAGATTTGTGTTTTGGACCAAGTTCTAGTGATGTTTGTTATAACTGTAATGAAAATTGCGATATTATTTCTAATGCTTATACAGTAACAAATCCTAATGAATTTGACGTTACTGTTTATTATGTTGATACAGATGGAGTGACAAAAAGTTTTCTATGTATAGCAGGTTTAATTGCAACACTTGTTTGTTCTATAGGACCTCCTTTTAGTGATGATACAATAGAAGTTGCATTTGATACTTGTGAATGTTTAATTTAAATTTTATAAAAATATGGCAGTAAATGCACCTTATTATTTAGATTCTCCAACTTTTTCCTCAGCAACATCTGTATGGATAGATTCTGCATTAACAATTAAAGCTCCTGACGGGTATTATTTATTTGGAGATAATTATAGACAACAAGTAAGTGGAATTTTATTATCTGCATATACATGTGGTAGCTGTTTAGATTGTATTCCAGGGTCTGAACTTACAATTGGTACTCAAATATGGACTGGGTGTAATTTAGATGTAGATGTATATAGTAATGGAGATTCGATACCTCAAGTAGAGGATCCAACAGCTTGGGCAGCATTAACTACAGGAGCTTGGTGTCATTATAATAATAACCCAGTAAATGGAACAACCTATGGTAAACTCTACAACTGGTATGCTGTTAATGATCCAAGAGGACTAGCTCCTACAGGATATCATATTCCTACAGATACTGAATGGACTACCTTAATTGACTACTTAGGAGGAGATGCTGTTGCTGGTGGAAAAATGAAAGAAACAGGATTATGTCATTGGTTTACGCCTAACGCTGGAGCTACAAATAGTAGTGGATTTACAGGTTTTGGAGGAGGTTCTCGTCTTGATGACGGAACATTCTATTTCATTAATAAAGGCGGTTATTTTTGGAGCTCTACTGAGAATGATCCTGATTATGCTTGGTACCGTATTCTTGGTTATAATGCTGGGGATATTGGCAGATCAAATGCAGATAAGGTAAGTGGTTTTTCAGTAAGATTAATAAAAGATTAATTATGAATTATA